CATCGGTATAAAATTATTTTTTATATCATTTTTAAGAAAGGCTTTTTTACCAATACTTTTACTAATATCTCTAACATACGAAATAAATTCACGTAACGCTTTAATTTTCCCTTCTTCAGGGTCCGCCGCGTTACCTTCACCGTAAGTTACGGGGTAATATCTATTAAGGTCCAAATAATCATTAATCATAATTGACGAGTCTTTTTCTTCATCACCTACCATATTACGATATTTTTTTAAATTATCAATTAAAGACTCCTTACTTATTCCATTATGGTCAGTTACTATCATATTGTAAATTGCGTCACGTAACACTGAAGGTGTATGTCCTCTTGCCGTTATAATTGAAAAAATTGAACCTCCGTTTATTGCTTCAACAAAATCATTCCAAGATGGTCCTGGTTTAGCTAACATTGAATCTATAATAAATGCTTTATCTCCTGTTACTCCAAAATTTCTATATGGGTCATTTGCGTATCCAATAATCATTTCATTCTTATAACTGAAGGGTTCTTTACCAATCATCCCCCTGTAATCTGCAAAATCCTCAGTAGACATCCCAATCTCCTTATTGTCATCAGAAAGGAGAATTATTTGTGTGGGCATAGTGGCTATATTATCATCCCAATCAAAAGCATAATACTTTAAATCAGGATTACCTTCAGGGTCAAACCCTTCACGTAATTGTTTTTCATAATAAAACTCCCTTATAACCTTCTTTAAACTCATACTTCTATTTTTTAATAGTGTTAAGTTTTTCAATTAATCTCTCTAACTGATTCTCAGAAATAACAATATTTTGAGGTTTTTCAGAGAAAGACTTATTTCCATTAGCTTTAATTTCTAAAGCTTCACTAAGTGTTTTTTTCTTAAATTCCATTATTTTTTTTATTTAAACGTTTAATTGGCTAAGAGGAGGGATAATTCCCCCCTCAATTTAATAAATAGTCAGATATTAAATATCTTCAAAAGATGCTCCTGTAGGTGTAATTAAGAATTCAATATCAATGAATTCAAGTGCTCTTGTAGGTTTTAAGTAAATTTTACCTGTCAACGTATTTGAGTCTAAATCTTCAGGAGTTCCAGAAACTGTCACTCTAAAGTCAATTAAACCTCTATCTCTTCTAATACTATCTAAGATTGGATTAACTGAGTCTAAGAATTCTTGTCTTACTTGTTCGTCATTTTGTTCAAACAATAACCTAACAGCCACTGCCGAAATTAATTTACGAGCTTGTAATAACAATCTTCTTACGTTTATTCTATCAAGTGCAGATTCCTTAACTTGTAAAGTTTTATTACCCCAAATAACTGTACCCACATCAGAGAAGGTTGCTATTGGATTTAATCTACCTTGATATAGTGTATCTCTGTCTTCTTGTGTTAACTTTTTACGTGCTTTAACAGAATTAACTAATCCTCTTGTATAACCTGCAGTTGCAAACCAAGGGAAAGCGATATTATCTGTTAATGCCAAGTTTCTAACAACTTCACCTGTTGGTGGGAGATATATTTGAGTATTATTTACCGAATCTCTCGTTAAAATCCATGGGTAATAAGTTGCGGTATAGTTTGAATCAATTCCTGTTTCTTCCAAATTATCTACCGCTTCTTCAGGATAAATAAAGTTAGTATCAAAATCACCTAATGTTGGTGTAAACATTTGATAATCAGGAGTTGTACAAATATAAACCGAATCCGCTCTATCTTGTTCTACCATGTCAATTGCAGACTCAACTAAGTTTGAATTATTTACATAATCAATGTTTGGTGTTGCAAAAACATTTATATTAACTGATTCAGGATTATTAAAGGTATATTGACCCCATAAGTAAGCGTAATAATCAGTATTAGCCCAAGTTAATTGGTCAGGACCCGTAATTTGTTTAAATGCCCCCCAACCTGTAGCCGTAGGATAAGAGATTGAAGGTGCTGCACCTTTTCTAAATCCTGCCGCTCCTAATTGGTATCTATCACCATTAGTTCTATATTCTCTATATATGTCCCATCCATCGAAACCTCCTGATGGTGCTATAGTGAACTTACGTGCATTTAATCTGTAATAAGGACTACCCTCTTGTGGTTCTGAATCAAAACTTGCGTCTCCAACTTCGAAAGCTGTTTCACCCGAAGTAACATAATTAGATGATATTGTGATGACAGTCGCTCCTGAATCCATGTGGTAACCTTTAGTAAGGTAAGACCACGGTTGTGAGTCAGTAGCAGTAGCTAAGTTAGTAGGGTTTTGTTTTCCTTTATATTGGAAGAAATCTGAATCTATTCCAACTGTATTAGAAACACCTAAGAAAGTTCTTCTAACTCTATCTCCTGAACTTCTTGTTTCATTATCAGTACCTGTTGCAGAACCGAATGGTGGATTCCAAATAACTTCACCTGGTGTATCATATTTAGTTTTATATTCTAAGAAAGGTGATTTAACTCCTGAGTATTGTCTTGTTTCATATCCTCGGAAACCACAAGGTAATGAATCCATAGGTGCATCTTCATTCATTTCTAACATGATAAATCTTGACCTTAGTTCAAAATCACCATTAGATGTACCTATCTTCTTAGCTACAAAACTGTTTTGGTTTACATCCATTGTACAATTTGTAAATTTTTCTAAGATTACAGGATTAGCATCTGTATCAAAAAAGTCACGAACCGCAACGTCAAATGTTCCATTATTAAATGAAATATTCATTATGGAAACTTTTACTTCTTTATTTGCTGAATTACCATCAGAGACTGTTAAAAATTTAAACATATTATAAACTTTATTACCTCTTAATTCTGAAACCAAATATGGTGTTTCAGGTGTTTGATATCTATCAAGATACCAACCAATACTAGTATTAGTACCAGCATCTCCTCTCGCACTTGGTAATGCAGTTAAAGAACAATCAAGTCCTCTTACTTTACCTAACCTATAACCTGTATTTAATAAGTTGTAATACTCTTCTTCTAAGAATAATGGAACTTCCGATTTAGGTTTAGCAAAATTAGATTTACCAAATACCTTTGATACGTAATTAGAATTTGCAATATTAAATGATGTATTAAATGTGAAAGTGTCGTTATCAGCAGTTAAACCACTTATACCAAATGTTGCAAATGGGTTTGTTGATATTGCTGAAAATGCTCCTGTACAGTCAATCATCACATCAGTTAAACCTGACACTTCGTAAACTGGTCCATCATCAGTAGTGTATGTATCAATACCTCTTGAACGTAATGTCCCCACAACTAAATCGTGGTATTCACTCATAGGTGTACCCGTATAGTTAGTTATGTAAACTTCAGCAGTTCCTTCGTAATTTAATCCACCTGTATTAGTTAAGGTAGTAACACCAAAACCAAAACCTGTACCATTATATACTCCTGAGTTTTCAGTGAATAACGCGTAATACCATGGGTCATTAACTGACGCATTTAAAACGTTATTTTCAAACTGTACATTATTAACAGCGAGTACATTTGTATTACCTGTATAATTAGGTGTCGATGACGCTCCTGTTATACTACTATAAGTAGAAGCACTTACCGCTCCCCAAAAGTATGAAGTACTACCTGAATTTGCTGGATTAGCAATTTCTTGATAAAAATATTTTTTGAAGTCACCCTCTAAAGTCGACTCTCCACCCGTATATGTCTCATAAGGATGATTTATCACACCTAAAATACTAGCTGGTAAACCACCATAGTTGGTGATAGCCGTGCTTGTGGATGTTCCTGAAACACCGGAGAATGCAATAGTGAAAGGACCCGAAACAGATGTTGCTGTAGTTCCTGTACTATCTAAGTTACCGATAGTTTTTATTGACCATGAAGGTCCCGCGTCGTACCCCGATAGTCCAAGTACTCTTGTAACAAACAATTGATTTGATTGTTGAAGATACGATTTAGCTATATAAGCCGCCTCATACTTAGGTATCTGAGTATTCACGAATTTAGTTGGATTTGTACCACCAAAATAGGATTGGAACTCGTCAAAGTTTGTGATGAAAATCGGCTCGAACGCTGGTCCCGAAATTGTTTCACCCACTAAACCAAGAGTAGTTACACCTACACTTTGTGCTACAAAACTTAAATCTCTTTCTGATGTGTAAACACCCGGAGATACGAATACTTTGTTAGATGTCGCCATGTTGTAATTTTTTCTTAAGTTTTATTTATAGATAAATATTACGAAAAAGATGAAAAAACTATTACATAAAGACTATATTTATAAAGAGTAGGAAAAAATTCTACCTTTTTTCTACTTTTTAAAAAAACATGGATGAGTAAAATAAAAAACATAAAAATTTCACCTGAGTCACATCAACTACTAAAAACTTATTGCGAAAAACACGGACTTAAGATATACAAGTTCTTAGAGAAGATGATAGAGGAAAAGTGTAAGGAACAAAAAGATATATACGGAGAATAGTTAAACTAATCTGGCCTTAGCCTTTAATACTGAAGATTTAGTATTATCGGTTTTGACTACATCGATTTTTATTAAATCGTTTGTAGAAACCTTAATGATTGGAACATCGTCTCCAATATAGTTGTTATTAATATATGTAGAATAACTGTCGACATTGGTAGATTCTAAAATGGATAAGTCCACTTCATATCTATAAGTTTCAGTAAGAGCGGTGGTACCGCTTGTAAATAGAATATCTAAATCAAAATTCTTAGGGTTAGACGGAAATTTCTTTGCTCGTTTACTGCTGTTAAAAGTTTCAACTTCAAAAACAGTAGAGGTTCGTGAAATCGCTGGTGAAACCTCAAACTCTTCCTCATCTAATAAAAACCCCATCATTAAAAATTCATAACTTTGGACATAGTATTTTCTTTTTTCTAATTCTAATACCGACTCATCTGACGAACTGTTTAATATCATAGGTATATAATGTCCTTTAATTTCAGTATATGCTTGTCTTGATGAAAAAGTCTGTAATACTTTTCTATTAAAATCGTTAAGATGTCTCATTTTATTACAGAAAATTTTAACATTATAAGTTATATCAACAGGAACAGGTTGAGGTATTTTATAAATATCCATACCCTTTCTCTGTCCATCCCACGTAGGTACTTTAGCATAATAAAATTGTTTTCTATTTGGTATTGTATATTGTAGAGACGGATTAGTTCCAAACTTAACGTCTGGATTTCTTACTGTGGCGACAAATGGGGGTTTTATATTTTTATCTAAATCTTGAAAATTCCAAGATTCAGTAAATTGAGCCCAGTTCTGAGTAGTTATAATTAAATCAATTGTATTAATTTTTTTACCACTTACAGAAATACCTAAATCTTCTTTAACAAAATCTAACATACCCCTATCTAAATCTGCATGTAATATTGATTTAGGTAAATAAGTTCCGTTTTTTTGGATTTGCTCAAGCAACTCCTCCCTCCTCTGAAGTAAAATTTTATCAGGAGTTAAAGGTAAATATTTTTTTACATTTTTAGGTAGTGCCATTATTTTATAGTTTCACTAATAAAAAAAACTTTATTTTTTGAATTAATCATTTCAACCTCGTTGGCTTTATAGATTGGTTTTTCGCTATCTTTTCTAACAAATGAGTCGTACTTATACGGATTATAAGTAATTACATTTTGATTAGGTTCTTCAGGTAAATCTTCACACGGATAATTACAAAATTCCATTAAATTTCCAATAACAAAGGCGTGGACGTTTTTTCTCATCTCATCCCTTACTTTTTCTTTTCCACCTTGTCTAACCCTGAACTCTACGTCCTTTAATTTAACATAATCGGCATACATTACAATCTTACCTTTGTAAGAAACTGAAAATGTGTGTTTGTGTAAATTATAGTAAACCATAACTTTTTTACCGATATAGTTTGTTTCTTGATTATCGTTACCACATTTATGACAAACATAAGGGTCATCACCACCTTCACTTAAATTCCAAGACCAATCGCAATCATCACAAACTACTTTTTCGCCCTCAATACCTTCACACATGTACGACATTTGGTTCTTAATTAAATTTATTTCTTTTATTAATTTTTTCATATCCCTCTAAATTCACCGTCATTAACAGGTGCTCCAATTATACTTCGATAAAAGGGTTTAAATCCACCATAAGTATGTTTATTATCACTAACCACTCTACCATCATTTACAACTGAATAATATCTTACTCTATCTACTGTTTCATAATATCCTATATAATCACCATACTCAATATCTATCTGTAATTCATCCAACGCATCTTGATATACCCCAACTTTTAAATTACCTGGCTCCATTTGAGATAAATTAGAATTAGCATAATTTTGATTATCAGGTAACTCTATAGTAACATAACCCCTAAATTCAACAGGAGGTAAGAATTTAATACCATCTTCTTCAGTCTCACCATAAACATCATCGGTTTTTGTTTTTTGTCTATCAACACGATATAAAACTAAAGTAAAATTCATATCACCCTCAAGCCATTCGCGCCCCATATTTTGTTCTAAACCAAAATCTTCGGAACCAAAAAACTTCTCTAGTCTTGTTATAGGTATCTTTCTATTACTCATATATTGATAAATAGTTAGTTTATAGTTATATTATAAATATTACATTATGGAAAGTAATAAAGATAAGTTATCAAAAATACCTGAGGTTAGGGCGCAACGTATATTAGAAGAATACGATGGGTTCAATAATTATATATCTACCATTCAAAAAAACTTTAAAGAAAAAAAATATTTTAAACTAACTAGAGCTCAAGCAGACTACATTAATAGTTATCATCTAAGAGTACCTAAAATAGCTAGAAAATGGGTTAATTTAGATAGTTATTTTGGAAAAAAAATGATGGAGGATAAATTATTAACAAAAATTCCTGAAAAAATATACATAGAAAAGTTATTAGTTGAAAAAGATAAGTCTTTTCATATATGGGGTAAAGTTTTTGATAGTGAGAAGTTACATTCATTTTGGTTACCTCGCGTTGCACTAATTAAGTCTCAGGAAATAGAAAAAGTTGAAATTAATTATGAAAAATATTCTCATAGACCACCATTAGACCACCAAATAGAATCTATTGAAAAATTAGCAAGTCATAAAAAATATATTTTAGCCGATGATATGGGACTTGGTAAAACAACTTCTACAGTTATCGCAGCCTTAGAAACAGGAGCAGAAAGAGTATTAATTGTATGTCCCGCATCGTTAAAAATTAATTGGAAACGTGAAATTCAAAATTACACTAAAAAATCAATATCAATCATTGAAGGTAAAAAATGGGAAAGTGCCGATTTCGTTATTATTAATTATGATATATTAAAGAACTTTCATAATATTAAAAACAAAGAAGAATCAATTATTTTACAAGAGGGTTTTGATTTGGTTGTAGTTGATGAAGCACATTACATTCAGAATGTTCAAGCTAAAAGAACTAAACTTATTAATGACATTATAAATTCAATAGGTAGAGTATGGTTATTAACTGGAACACCAATGACATCGAGACCAATAAACTATTACAATTTATTAAATTTAGTTGAATCACCCGTAGCATATAATTGGATGGCATATGTTATTAGATATTGTGAAGGATACCAATTTAATGTTGGTAACCGTAAAGTATGGAACGTAAATGGGTCATCTAATCTCACTGAACTAAGGGATAGAACGAAAACCCACGTACTAAGAAGATTAAAGCAAGACATCTTAGATTTACCTGATAAAATTATCACACCCGTTTACCTTAATTTAAAATCTAAAGAATACGTTGCCCTAATGGGGGAATACTATGATTGGGTAGAAGATGACAGAGAAAAAAAATCTTTAACGGTACAATTTTCCATGTTAATGAAAATAAGACAAATAATTGCGGAAAATAAAATTAAAGAAACCTGTGAATTGGTTGAGAACATTATTGAGCAAGGTAAGAAGGTAATAGTGTTTACTAACTTTACAAACACTCTAAATCAAATTGCGGACCATTTTGGTAAAAAAGCAGTTAAATTAGATGGTAAAATGAATAAAATATCAAGACAAAACTCAGTAGACCAATTTCAAGAAAACGATAAAGTTAAAGTCTTTGTGGGTAATCTTAAAGCGGCTGGTGTTGGAATAACTTTAACCGCTGCAGAAGCAGTTATTATGAACGACTTATCTTTTGTACCTTCTGACCATTCACAAGCGGAAGATAGAGCCTATAGATATGGACAAAAATCTAATGTATCGGTATTTTATCCAATTTTTGAAAACTCAATAGAAGGTATTATATATGATATTTTGTCACAAAAAAAGAATATTTTTGAGACAGTTATGGGGGATAATGAAGAAAGAGGAGATATTATGGAACAAATTATTAATGAAATATCTGTTAGACGATGAAAAATTATAATTAACCATTATTTATAATAAAAAAAACATATGAAGTTCAAAAGATTAAAAAATAAAATCTCAGAGATTGAACATAAATTAAAAAGCCGAGAAAACTTAAAAGAAGTTACAAATATCGTCTCGCGAAAATCTAAACAAATTTTAACGGAAATGAAAAAAATAGGTATAGAAAAATTACCATACTCTTATTCTGCCTTAGAGAGATTTATAGATTCAGAAACTATGGATACTCACTATAATAAACATTATAAAGGATATGTTAAAAAATTAAATAATTTACTATCAAACAGAATTGATGGAAATATTGAAATAGAACAATTAATAAAAGGTATCTCCAGATACAGTAAAAGTATAAGAGATAATGCAGGTGGTGTTTTTAACCATTCATTATTTTGGAAAATGTTATCACCTAAGGAACAAAGAGCACAAGGAAATGTTTACGAAAAAATAATTAAAGATTTTGGTAGTTTTGCAAAATTTAAAAAAATCTTTAGTAACGAAGCGTTAAAGAATTTTGGTTCTGGATGGACATGGTTAATTCTAACCAAGTCAGATAAACTTAGAGTTATGTCAACATCTAATCAAGATAATCCATTAATGAATGTTATTAAAAATGGTGGTTACCCATTATTGGCGTTAGATACTTGGGAACACGCATACTATTTAAAATATCGTAATAAAAGAGATGAATATATCTCAAACTTTTGGTCGGTTATTAATTGGGACTACGTAAATGAATTATATGATTTACAAGAAAGTAAAAAATTAAATGAAACTAAACAAGTTAAAAGTATAATATCTGAAGGTTCAAGTCCAGGTTGTAATAGAAATCAAGTTCAATTATATAGAAGATTATTTAACACCAACCCTGAAATTAAAAAAAGGTTTATGTTTACAATCATGGATATTCTTAAAGAAGTTTTTTCTGATTATTGGTATGAAAAAAATCAATACGATAAAGGTCAAATGTCGGGAGTTTATGATTATGAACAAAATGGAAGGTCAGTCATTAACAAATTAAATACAAACTATACCGCATTTTGTACCTTAGTTACCGATACTAATGAATACTTAAAAAAATACGGAATTGATGTTATTAACTTTAATAGTAAAAATAATAAAGAACAAATAAATGAAGTTGACAGACTTAATAAGTATCTAATCGAATTAAGATATAAAATATTTGATTCTAATTCACCAACATTTAAAACTATAATGTCAGGTCTTGACAAAACAAATAAGTTTGGAGATAAGAGAGAAGTAGATGCGGTTGTCGGTTTAAAAGAAATCTTTAAGACTGATAAGGTTAAAAAGGTCGGGGAATTAGGTGATGTTGATGATATGATTGGTGGTATAGATGCCGTTGTAACGTTAAATGAACAAACAAAAACAATGCAGATAAAACCATTCAATAGAGTTTCAAAACAGAATGGTAAAGTCGTGGTTTACGGAACAGGTAATGTAAAACCTTATAAAACCGATTTTTTAGTATTTCACAATAATAAATTAGGAACTGTAGTTTTTGAGAATAGTAATACTAAAATAGTTAATGGAAGATACGTTTTTAAAGAATCCGATGAATATATAAATTAAAGAATTATAGTTTTCCGAATATTTATTAAGAAAACGTATATATGTCTATAATTAAAGAACCTCAAAGAAGTAAGTTATTTACTCGTGTAAAACACCTATTAGGTGCACCGATACGTAGTATTGAAATTGAAGACGAAATGATGGACTCATTATTAGAGTTATCAATACAAGACTACGCTCAATACGTAAACGATTGGTTAATTGAATCACAATGGACCTCATTATATGGTATGAATTTAGATGAGCAATCTGTTACTAGAGCATTTACAACTCGTTCTTTAGATTGGGAAACACAATACACATATTCATATTCAAAAATAGTAGGTTTACAGGCCGGAGGTGATTATGTATTAAAAAAAGATTTCGTAACCTTAAAAACTAACCAACAAATATATGAAATACCTGCGGGTAGAGAAATTAATGAACTCTTATGGTTTACAAGAGCCGAATTAGATGCGGCCTTTTTTGACCCATTTATGGGTGGATTTGGTGGTATGGGTGGTGTAGGTATCGGAGGAGGTGCTGGATTTTCACAAATGGGACAGGCTGGTAATTATATGATAACACCAGCATTTGACATTCTTTTAAGGATGCAAGATATTAATATTAAAAGAAGATTAATTGCGGGTGAGTTAACCTATAGAATTACCGCACTTCCTGAAGGTAAAAAAGCATTACACTTATTTAATGTACCAGGAGGTAAATTTGATTTTGGTAATATAGAAAATAATGAATACAAAGTATGGTATTGGTATTACGATACTGATAATAGAGAAGACTGTTTAGCTAATAATCCTGATATTGTAAGATTACCTTCTGATATACCGATTGATGAAATGAGATGGGACGAATTAAACAATCCAGCACAAGCATGGGTTAGAAAGTGGTTTGTTTCTTATGTTAAAGAAACTTTAGGTAGAGTTAGGGGAAAGTTTAGTGGTAATTTAAAAACTCCAGACTCTGAAATAACAATGGATTACGATTCTCTTCTAACAGAAGCAAAAGATGAGAAAAGTAAACTAATGGAAGAGTTAATGGCTCGTTTAGAAAGACTTAGACCTGACAAAATGATGGAAAGAGAAGCGAATTTAGCTGAAAACCTTAATAAATCATTACAATATAGAGCGTTGCCTCGACAAATGTATGTCATATAAGTATGGGAATAATAAAATCATACCCCGTAAAGAAATTAATAAACGGAGAAGAAAAGTTAATTTCTGAAGTTATATTAATTAAAAATTCAACACATTATAAAACTAAAGGTGAGAGTGTCATTATAGTAAAAAATAGTGGTGGTGATGAAACCTGTACCGTTACTTTAGACGAATTAACGACAGAACATCTCACAATTAAATCTATGGGTAATACCATAATTAAAACTAATAAACTTATAGATGAAGAGTACGAAGAAATTCAATTAGATAAATTCGCCTCTGTAGAATTAAGATTTATAGTAGATAATTGGTATGTTATGTCTTCTGATGGGTTAAAGAACTCATAATATCAAGATTCTTTTTAACGTACTCCTCATTAACTAATCCCATAGTATCTTCTAAATACATATAGTAAGGATTAATATTAACATCATTCCAAAATCTAATCTCAGGTTCAGATAAAGTTAAAACTTCATCTAAAGTATCTTGGTCCCCATCTCTACGAGGAAACCCCCTTACAAGTTTTGTTTGTGAATTAGTGAAAAATGGTCTTTCTGATGGGTCGTCAACAATAATTTCATCCCTTATATCTGTAGAAAACACAACTAATAGTGGTTCAATACGTTTATTAAACGCGGCTAAATAACGTGGTACATTATATTCACCTAATTTATCTGGAGTATCATTAATGTACTTATCACTTATATGATAACAATTTAAAACCACTTCTACACCATCCGCAGGCATTGTCACCCCATGTTCTGCTTTATATTTTCTTTTCTCAACTGCAGAAGCTTTCCACACATTTTTTTTCTGTACGTCCCCATGCGACTTTCTCTCACCATTATTTACATAATAGATAGTATCACCAAGTCCAACAGGTAAATTATGTCTAATAGCTAATTCCATATGAGCCTGTCTTGACATTAAAGAACCCGATTTAGTTCTTTTTTTTATGTGGTTTTTATATTCTTCAATACTTTGTTTAACTCTAGATTTATTAGCAATTTTAGAAATTGGTATTTGTCTGTCAAATATTTTTTGAGTGTAGTCATAGTAATGTTCTAAAAATTCGTGACCCTTACCATCTAATAATAATCTTAGTCCCTTATCTAAAAACTCAACAATATATGTAGGTAATTTTTTAGATTTAATACTATTACCAGTTAGTTTTACTTTACCCGTGTCTGTTAAAAGTGCATAGTTTTTACGTGCTACATTGATAGTAGATGGCCACACTCCGTCAGTATCAAGACCCATTTCACCTCTCATAAAGATATCATTATACTCAGCAACATCGGCTTCTGTACCAATATATTCTTTATCCTTAATAACTAACCCATTAAGGGCCTTACCAATATACGTGTGTTTTTCACGACCTTCAGGAGACGAAAAGTTGACACCATCAGTATCCATCACTAAAGGTTTATAACCTCTTTTCATAAACCACATAATCATCTGTCTAAGGTATTGTCTACCGGTACAAGTTATTTGTTCACCCATATCCATATCACCCCAAGGAAATACATGGGGTGCGGATAAGGAACCAAAAAAGGCATTAATAAATATTTTAATAGGTAGTTGCTTACGATTATACTTTTTTGATTTTTCGGGGTCACTTATATATAAATCTGACGCCAATTTCTTGTAGTTAATACGAGTATCTCTGAAATACTTTAACATACTTTTCATTGCTCCCGTAACATCACATTTAGGAAAAACATCATGTACTAACTGAATAGACGGATAAAGAGAAGAATAATCTAATTTTAAAACATCGGTAGAGTAACCGACCGCCATTAATCTTGATAGTCCACCTGTAAATGGTCTTTTCTCTCCTCTTTTAGGAATAGCTAAGTTATGTTTATATGACCATGCTGCCATAATCATTTTCCATAACGTCGCCGTACCCATAGTTGATAACCTTTCATATGTCGTTGGTACTAATTTAGATAGTAAAAAATTTGCTTGATTATATTCACCATCAACTACCATAGTTTCCCATATATCATCATAGAGATAGCGTTCAATTATATAATTACCGTTTACCTTTTCGTAATGACCAGGAAATCTTTCCATCAAATCTTCAGTTCCTGGTGTCCCAACTTCTTTATAACCACCCGTTTTTGGATTAAAGTAATAATCCTTATTATCAAAATAGATTTTACCAATCTTATCTCCTTCCACATACACACGATTTTCTTTTTCCGCGCCAATAAATTGAGTTATATATTTAAGACCCCAACTTTTAATATCTGAATTTATTGCCTGAGCTCTACGAACGGCGTGTGCAATATCAACAATATTATACCCCCACATCATAGTTTGAGTATATGGCTCCATTTCATTAGCCAATTTTAACATTCCTTCTTTTTGTCTTAAACTTTGTTTTGGGTTAAGGGTTTTAGATATTTTTTTTATATCTAACCCTAAGATTTCGGCTCTACGAATAATAAATGGAAAATCAAAGAAAGCTGAGTTATATCCACCTATTAATGTAGGTTTTAAATATGATATAGTGTTAAAAAAATCAATAATAACTTTTCGTTCTTCTTCTTCATTTTCACATGAGATAACTTTTTCAAACCCCTTATTATCTTTCATACCAATAAGAAATATACTACTCTCTTCCGGTGAAAGACCTGTAGTTTCAATATCAAAAACAAATCTATGGACTTCATCGTACTCATCAAAACCTTTAAATAATCTTTTATTTTTTTGTATTAGGTATTGTTCAGTTGGTGATAAAATCATAATATTATCAGAATTACCTCTACCCCACGGGTCTAATCCCCCTCCTTTAAAAAAATTAACTAAATTACTATAAGATTTTGTAGTTTTTACTAAGAATTTTAACCCATTATTTAATCTTTCATCATTGTGAGTATCTAACTTATCAATAATAATTCCGTGAGTGGACATGGCTTGTTTTTGAGCCTCTTTAGAGCCACCATAAAAATTTACTCCGTGTAGGTTACCTACCCAAGCAAATGGAATAAATGTGTCAGATTTTATAACTTTACCCTGAACAGGGTGTTGAATTACTTTGAATATTTTTCCTGAGGCGTAATCATATTCTAACGCTACTATATATTTTTCAGGGTCTTCCCCGTTGAGGAAGCTCTCAATTTGTTCTTGTGATACCATATAATTTGTTTTTACGTTTGAGACATTTACTCACATCGTATTGACGTGATTACTCTTTAACACTTAAACAAATTATAAGTAACTATTATAAGATTGTCAAACTATTATGAATTTCTTTCTTGCCATTCATAAGAAACTTCGTCCTTATCTATTGGACCACCTTTTGCCCAAGTATAACAGGTCCTTGCCGAATGACATTTAAAGTTATGCATCCAACAATAACCTAACCTACCATCATCATCAGATGTAATTCCCGGCATACATTCATCCATTCTTTCTGATATATCAAAAGCAACACAATTACCGCATAAAGATTTTTTAGCGGCTTCCTCTGTGGTATCCCAATGATTGGATAAGTCTTTCCAATAATCTCCAGGTTCATCCACATTTAATGGTCCATACTTTATGTGTCCTGATTTGATAGAGGAGTCTCTATTTTTAGTGTTTAATTCTAAATCTTGAGTCGCTTTCGGACAATCCATTTCAGACTCACCTAACAATCTACGATTTAATCTTTCTATTACTAAATTTTTTTTTCTTCTTATGTTATTATTCATATCTTATATTATGTTTATATATAAATTTTCTCTTATTGGTGCAATTAATTTACCCATGGAATTATGTATGTGAAACTCACCAATAAATCTTCCTTTAACGCTAGTATCTTTTTTACTCCACTTATAGTAAATATAATATTCATAGGGCGAAGTGGGGTTAAGTTGTGATTTTTCAGTTATATATGCGTTTTCCATTAAAATTTTTGGTATACCGTTCTTTTCATTTTTCATTGAGAACCTCATTGTTGCCGTATCCAAGTCCGCATCAAATATCTTATATGCGTCTGTACGACCATCTCTAACTACTTGCATTTTAAGTATTGGTAGTTCACTATTTTGTTTTATAAAAAATTCCATACATATAAATATTACGATATATTAGTTTGCTCCCTGAGGTTTACAACATAAGTCTCCTCGACTAAAAGAGTCTGTTATATTAATAAAAAGTTCCTTCCTTCTTGGTAATATAATTTCACCTTGGCTATTTTTTATTTTAAATTCCCCTACATAACCACCGATATGTCTGGTCTCATGGGAACTTAATTGGTAGTAAACATAATATTCCACTTCCTCTGTTCCAACACTATCAGGTTTAACCATAGTATATGCTGGTTCATTCATAATATAATAAACATTTGTCTCTTCATTCCACATACTAAAAGTTATAGTCGAATCTTTAGTTAGATTATCAAATTCTCTAAAATCTACTCTTCCATCTTTTACAATTTGTACCTTTATTATTGGTAATGTACTATTTTTTCTTATAAAAAACTCCATTTTTAATTATTAAATATTAGGGTTGTTATCGGATATATTAAATCCAAAATCACAAGTTATTTCATTAGATACAAAATCAAAATCACAGGCGGCCTCTTCTAAATCAAAATTAAAGTAACAACCTAACAAACAATCAAAACAATTACTACACCAAAAATCGTATAAATTATATCTTACTCGTGACTCTCTATAATTATGTTGAATTTGAGGGGTCGATAATGGTTCGGTATACATTCTAAATTGAGATATTCCACCCATAAATGTTCCTCCAAAATTAGGTTCTATTAAAATATCAGTTGTTAATCCCGATAAGGAAGTACCTGATAAGGTTTGATTTGGCATATCTTCAGGGTCTTGTATATAAGGACCTTCAGTTGCAGTACAAGCACTAAACATTAGACTTTCTCTAAGTCCTTGAGTTCCTCCACCCCAACTAATATTAAATGGTACACCTAATTGTTTTTCTTTTTGAGTATTTAATTCACGAGGTATAATCTCTTCAAAATCTTCAATGACCATAAATAAGTAACCATTAACATATAATTTTAATAATCCTTTTCTCCTATCTTTATTTCTTAACCATTTTCGATTTAATTCTATTATACTTTCTTTTTTTTCTTTTTTCTGACCTTCATGGGTTTGTGGTGGCATTATTAAATTATAGGCCGCCCCATTTATGGAGGACGGATATACCACTTCCCTAATATCACCTAATCCACCCCAATTTATTAAATCACAATCCTCTAATAATTCATACCTTTCAAAAACGGCAGAAAACATTACCCATCTTTCCTCAGTATTAGCAGTTAAACAGACTAAAGAATCATATCCACAATCATCATATATACCCCTAACTGAACATATTTCATTAATACAATAACCTGAAGAATACGTTAAACCTGTGGTTCCACAACTACCTGTTGTTACACAGTCTCCTGTTAATTTAATATACTTAACACAAAGTTTAGGGTTTTTAGGGTCACCTGATAATCTAATAGACATTGCGTTAGATAATGCGTCAACCCCTGGGTCAATAGGCGGATTTACGACCGTGGTATCATACGCACCACATGGTCCTGTCTCGTGTTTCACAGTAGTACCTGTTGTCGGAAATACATTAAAACAATTAGAATTTGTTACACCAGTATTGGAACATGCACATGTTCGTATACAATCAGTCAAACCTGAAGTTACCCTTTTATATGACCATTCAGTCGAACTTTTACCTGAAGCATCAATATTAAATCCACAATTATAACTGTAACAACCTAAACCGTCCGAACCTTGATTACCTCTTTTAGATTCCGTCTTACCTGAAGCTGGATGGTAATATTTATTTTCAGCTCTTGTACCAAAATAAAAAAACATACCTGCATTATCAGGATAAACATCATTTAAATATACTTCAGAAGGTTGTATCTTAAACTCTTCTCTTTGTCTTGGCTTAATGATTGTCTCCATAGTCCAACCTTTATTAACCCTTTCAGGAAATACTTCATAGTCATACCCAAATAACTTATAAAATCCTTGGTAGAATCCTCCGTATAATTCATTATAATAACCGATAGAGTCTCCATTGTTTTTAGAAACTATATTATAAATTGTTTTAGAATTACCTGAAAATCTATGATTTGGCCAATCTGCGTAAGAAGTAACGGGATGGAATTTCATTCTACGGTCATAATAATGGGGGTTCCATTTTTCAAAATCATTTATGGCCATTGTGAAAGTTATTGTCTCACCAGTCATTTTATCATATAACCCATTATCTGTTGCAACTAAACCTATATCACATAAGGTAGTTGCGGATTCACAAAATAAATCAACATTTTTAGGGTTATAATAATTTTCAGATACCAAAGTATTACCACTGTAATTAACATTCCACAGTAATCTCATCTTTTGATTTGATAAATCTGATGATAAATCAATATAGACAGGCAACCTATCCCCATCATCTTCAGCGATTAACTTTTTAGAGAAAACCACCTCCTCATCGTAATCTCTTTCATCTGAAGCAATTGTTAGGTCAAAGTAGCTACTATTGTCTAAACGTATATCGTATCGATTAAAATTATAATTATTAATATTCTGACTTGCCATGAATGGTTTTTATAGATAAATACTTTGTTCGCAGTATTTATATTAAAAAAGAACCAATGAAGTCATATCTTTATAAAACAAAGGAGGTCGCTGAGAAAGCCGCAAAAGAATTAGGTTGTGAGGGATACCACAAACACAAAAGGAAAACATTTATGCCTTGTAACACACATAAAGAGTTTTTAGACATTATACAGAGCGAAAAACCTGAAGGGGAAATGGATGAAGTAATAGACTATGATGGTACGATGTTAAATTCTAAAATACCTATTTTAGACCCTAATGTTAGTGCTGACGGTAATACTACTATGGATAAGACAGTTGCAATGGCTCGAATTACTCAAGACCCATTAACTAGAGGGTATAGAGTTTATTATGGTGAAAGTGTTGAAAAAAAAGAAGTTAGTGAAGAAGATATGGAAGACGCCTTCGGATACGATGAAACAAAATTTATGGACGCTGATGAGACAATAGATTTCTTTATGGATGAGTTAGGTTTTGAAGAAGATGACGCTAAAGGTAGAGCTGAAGAAATGGGTAAAGACTCTAAATTAGATGATTCATCTGAATTTAAAGGTAAGAAAAACTTTGTAATGAAGGGTAGATTAACTGAAAAAGGAAAGATACTTAGTAAGGAAGAGTTGTTAAAAATGGCTGACGATATGTTAGTTAGTAAGTCTGAAGATATGGATTTAAAAGTACAAAAAGATATTTCACCAATAATAGTTAGAAATATTAAAGCTTTAAAAAAATTAGCCGATATGGATGGTTTATCTGTGGTAGATTTAATTAAGTTATTAAAAAATGAATAAAGATTTATACGATAGAAAAGTAAAATTACCTGACTCGCTAGTAGACCACCTATCTAAGTGTTTTAATTCTGTTAAGGCTGACAGTAATACCGAGGGGTTTAATAGAAATAAAGAATTAAGAGACAGTAATGTTTTAAATTACCAAAGATTAAAAAGAATTAAAAATTGGTTTGATTCCTTTGATGGTAGTACCGAAGACGCCCCGTTTATACTAAATGGTGGTGATAGAATGAAAACATGGTGTAACCATGTCTTAGATTATTGGAGAAACACCTTAGATATAGGTAAGAAAGCCAAATCTGAAGGTGGTATGGAAAATGAATATATTAAATACCACACTAAGGACGAAATAGTTGTTAATCCCCAACAAAAACATGAGAAGGGAATTAATAAGTATGACACTTCTGTTACTGAACAGATAAAACAAATAAACGATATAATGAAAACATTAATATAATGGCAACACAAAACGACAAATTAGATTTCGCACAACCAGTAAATTCATTAACTGAGTTCGCTGAAGCTGAAAGAGCAAAATTATTTCCAAAGAATGATTTTTCACCTAAGAGTGACCTTTATTCACCTCAACACCCTGACGCCATGGCGGACGGTGATAATATAGGTAGAGGTACTTCACAATTTTTAGATGTTTATAATGAACAAGCAGGTACATCAACAGATATACAAGCGAGAGTAGAAAACACTAAGATTGATAAATTTAGTTCAAATAACCCTTATCCTAACTTTGATTTATAATGAAATTAATTACAACAGTTAAAGGTCTTATAAATGAAATAGCATCTCTTAATGATATTGAAAAATCAATTAGAGACCGAAAAGTTGTGATTATTAATTATGATGGTAAAGAACCTGGTGGTAAAGGTTATAGAACTATTGAACCTGTATGTGTAGGAAGAAGTAAAGGTGGAAATAATATGGTGCTAAGGGCGTGGGATATAGAAGGAGCTTCCCATACCGCATCTATAGGTGAAAAACCATTACCGGGATGGAGATTATTCAGAGTTGACAAAATCTTTACTTATAAACTAACTAGCGATACATTTAATAGACCGAGACCTAACTACAACCCTAATGGTGATAATAGTATGTCAAGTGTAATTTTAAACGCTAAATTTTAATATAAAATAATATGAGTGACTTAATGCAGAAATTAGCAGTTTCTAGACAAATAATGGATAAACACAACCAAACCCCTAGAAATAATAATGGTAATTCATTACCTATGGCCGAAAATGTTAACGCGACATATAATGTACCCCAAGAAATGGTACAACAACCGATACCTCAACAACCTGTACAACAACCCACTAATTTAGGTCAACCTGTAAGTGAAAACGCTATAAATAACTCTAAATTACCTGACGATATAAAAAAGTTAATGTTAGAGAATCCAATAG